AGTTTCTGGCATCTGATACAATCATCGGCGCGATTGATACTAAGTATACCGTGCCATTGATGAAAAAGATCCAGACGGCAATGACTTTATTGCCAGGTAGTTTTGAAATGGGAGAAGATAAATACCCTTCACCACTAGCTACTACTTATACAGGATCCTTAATGCCTAACCGAGAAGGTACAACAGGTACAGGGTCGGTATTACGACATCGATCTTTTAAAGATAACCCACTTGCAGCTAACGGTACACGTCCTAACCTTTGTATTCTCGATGAGGTAGGTTTCATGTACAACCTTAAAGAATCTTGGGGTGCTATCGAGGCGACACAAGCATCAAAGGCTAAAAAGAGTCTCGTTATCTGGGCCTTAGGAACAGGTGGTCTCGTATCTGGTAGGGCAGCACTCTATGCAGAGTCCGTATTTCGTAATCCTCACGATTATAACTGCTTGATCTTTGAGGATATCTTCGAAAACCGTGGCAACATCGGATACTTTGTACCCTACAGACTTACTCTCAATGAGTTTAAGAAAACAGAGAACTTAGTCACAGATTTAGACCTAGCTAAACTATACATAGAAGACAAACGATCTACAGCTAAAAAGTCTCCTGATCCTACTGTATACCAAACAGAAATCATCAATGGACCTGAGGTACCATCCGAGGCTTTCTTGGTACTCGAAGGCGCTTTCTTTCCTACCCTACTGCTCAAAGAACAACTCGCTGAAGTTGAAGGCGGTAAGTACAAGAAATATCAAGAGGCTAGCTTTAAGGGGCACATCAGCTTTAATGCTAAAAACGAACCAGAGTTTTACACTGAGCAAGATGCTGCGCCTATTAGAAAGTATCCGCTTAGCAAAAACGATGACAAGCGTGGTTGTATAGAAATTTGGGTTAAGCCACAAAAAAGTCCTGAGGGGATTATACCACGTGGTACTTACATAGCAGGAATTGACGTTGTCGATAAAGACAAATCTACGACAGACTCTCTTCCTTGTATAATAGTAATGAATAGACTTACTAGACAGATAGTAGCAGAATACACAGGCCGTACAGGTGAGGCTAAAGATTTCTATGAAACATGTCGTAAGCTGTTATTATATTACAACGCTATAGGTATGTACGAAAAGAACCTCATCGGTCTTTATAACTACTTTGATCAGATGAAGTGTACTTATCTTCTAGCAGAGACTCCTTATCAATTACGATCAACAGATACTTATAAAGCAGGTACTAACACATCTAAAGGTATTAACGCCTCTGGAGCAATTAACTCAGAAGGACGTAACATGGTTAAATCTTGGTTGCAAGAGAGGATATCTACTGTATCTGAGACTAGAGTTTATGAGACTATTTATTCTCCTGGTATCATCACAGAATTAATTATGTGGAACCCTAATGGGAACTTTGATAGGGTTTCTGCGTTAATCATGTTAATGTGGTTAGACTCTACTATGTATAAAGAAGTTACACAACGTGTAGAAGAAGTAAAGACTTTCTTAGACGATCCTTACTTTGAAAAGATGGGACTTATAAAAAAGAAAATACCTACTACATTTGATTCAAATTTTTATTCATAGATTTGTATCTTAGTTAAAAAATTATTATGAGCGCACCTGTAAAGATTCAAGGATATATCAGTTTCCCTCGTCAGAAACTGTCTGACAAAGAAAAGACCGATTACTGGTATAAGAAAAACATGGACTTTGCAGAGCACTTGCTCACCTCTGATGTTAACCTACGTTCTAACTTTAAGAACAAGAAATCTAACTATAACCTCAGAGCTAATATAATCAACACTAAAGATTTTGAAAAGTTTATCAATCCTGATAACTTAGATCTTGAATCTCTCCCTGCTAGCTTACAGCATATCGGCATTGAGAACACTAAGATTAATTTACTTTTAGGCGAATACTCTCAACGACGTAAAGAGTTTAAAGCCTACATCTCTTCTAATGATTCTGAAGCTATTGGTCGTAAAGAAATGGGTCTCATGGATGAGCTCAAAAAAATCACTAGCGAGATGATCATGAGCACATCGCTTACTGACGAAGAGATTCAAAAAAGACTAAAGCAATTTGAGCACTACCGCAAGTATGAGTACCAAGACATTGCGGAAATAGTAGCTAACAAGATCCTCAAAAAAGAATACAAAGAAGGTGACTTTGATTTTATCTTCCTCAAAACTTTTGAAGATTTATTAGTTGGTGGTGAAGAGATTATGTACTGCGGCGTATTAGGAGGTAATCCTGTAATGCGTCGAGTAAACCCAATGAACCTTTACACAATGGGAGGTAACTCAATGTATATTGAGGATGCTGACATCATTGTGGAATATGGCTACAAATCTATTGGTCAGGTAATCGATGATTACTGGGATACTTTAGAGCCTAGTGATATCGACTTCTTAGAAAACGGTAAAGTAGATGCATCACTTGGAACAGGTGGCGGCATAGGCCTAAACCGTGATATCTCTGTGTATGATTATTACGGAGAACAAGGAGCCATGAATATCTTCCATCCTAATGAGATGGGAACAAGAACTTTTGCAGGTGCTTTTGATACATACGGTAACGTGCGTGTATTGAAAGTATGCTGGAGATCAAGACGTAAAATTGGAGAATTAACGTATTTTGATGAAGACGGACAAGAACAAAAAGACTACGTTCCTGAAGACTACAGACCTAGAAAAGAACTAGGAGAAACAGTTAAGTGGATCTGGGTCAACGAGTGGATGGAAGGTACAAAAATTGCCGACCATATCTACACGCTCATGCGTCCTGTACCTTATGCATCAAAGTCATTAGTAAACAAATCTAAAGGCACCCCTCCGTATGTAGGGTCTGTTAACTCTACCAATGATTACAAAGTCCAATCTCTTATGGACGTGATGAAGCCTCTTGCTTACTCTTATGATATCGCATACTACAAACGCGAACTAGAGATCGCTACATACAAGGGGTCCTTTACTGCTATTAACTCCTCCCTGATTCCTTCAGGTTGGGATCCTAAAGAGTGGATGCGCTATGTAACCATCAACAAGTTTGCATGGTTGGATCCTACTAACGAGATTCTTAAAGGCCCATCACAGGGTAAATCTGCTGGTGCCTTCAATCAGCTTACTGCTCAACAGATTCAGATGGGCGACCCTAACGCCATCGGCATGTACACTAACCTACTGCTTGACATCGAGAATACTCTAGGCAAACTTGCTGGAGTAACAGGTGCGCGCGAAGGGCAGGTACAGGAGCGTGCTGCTGTATCTAACGTTAATCAAGAAGTAACCCAAATCTCTCATATTACTGAGAAGTGGTTTGCTATAGATGCTAACTTCCGCAAACGAGTACTTACTAAATTCTTAGAGTGCTGTAAGTTTGCTTACAAATCTAATCCTAAAAAGGGTCAGTTCTTGCTCGACGATATGGGTCAAGAGTTTGTATCACAGTTTGATGAGTTTGTTGCTACAGATTACGACCTACACGTATCTAACTCTACCAACGATACTAAGCTTTACGAAGATCTACGTGCACTTTCTCAAGCAGCTATCCAAAATGGTCAGGCTACTATCTCCGATCTTATTGCTATTTCTCAATCTGAATCTGTACAAGATATCGCACGTCGTCTACAAGATTCTGCTGAACGTATCAAAGAAGAGACTGATAAAATGGAGCAAGCAAAACTCCAACAAGCACAACAAGCTACAGAACTTGACAACCAGGCTAAGAAAGCACTTCTTGACTTTGAAGTTAAACGACATAATGATGTTGTTAGCATCGAGCGCGAGAAGATGGCGACTAACTTAGAGATTGCTAAGATTAAAGAGATGGGTGCTGATGTCCGTGATGCTAGAGCTAACGGTTTAGAACAAGATCGCGTAGATACAGATAAAAACGGCATTGACGATTATATTGACATCCGCCGTACAGATATTGATGAAAACTATAAGATTAACCAGATCCGCATTAAAGAAGAGGAACTTGCAGAAAAGACTCGTGCTAATCTCGTAGCAGAAGAACTCAAGGCAAAAGAACTCAACCTTAAAAAGACTCAAAATAAACAGAGTAAATAAAAAGCTATAGGGCCATAGAAGCTATCATAAAAATTCTAGGCCCTATTTATAAAAATAATTTTAATATTGTAACCAATTAACGACAGCAAAATGGAGAGTAACGAATTATTTGAAGGGCTACAGATAATGTCGCCTGAAGAATTAAACAAGGCTGTAGACAGTCAAACAAGCGGAGAAGAAGGAACCCCAGCAGGTTCAGAAAGCACTGAAGAACCTGCATCATTATTTACACCAGTAGCAACTGAAACAGGAGAAGGCGCTGGCGAAAATAAAGTAGTACCAGAAAAGGCTGCAACTACTGAAACTACGGAACCACTCAGTAAGAATGAAGCAGTATACAAAGCTCTAATGAAGGAGTTAGTTACTGCAGGAGTTCTAACAGTAGAGGAAGTAGAGAAGTTAGATGAATTGCCAGGTACATTAGATACGATTAAAGACTTAGTTTCTAAAACAGTTGAGACTGGAGTTAAACAAACTCAAGAAAACTGGAAAAGAAATCTAGACCCAACAAAGAAGCGTTTCCTAGAAATAGAAGATGCTTTTGATGCTACGGACCAAGCAATATTAATGGCCCAACGATTAGAGTTCTTTGATAGTGTTAAGGCTGAAGAAGTACAATCAGATGTAAATCTCCAAAAACAGATTTACTTTGAACTTCTAAAGTCTAAAAACTTTTCTGATCAAGATGCTATAGAAGCTATTAACGATGCAGAGCAAATGAATAAGCTACAAGAGAAATCTTTGAAAGCTATTCCTGAACTTCGCAAACAAGCAAACGAAATAGTAGAAGGAGCAAGACTTGAAAAAGAAACTAAAACAAAAGCTGAGCTAGAAGCGCAGACTAAAATGTTTGATAGCCTTGTGCAAAACATTGAATCTCGTGATGCTTTTATCGATGGTTTAAATCTTAACAAAGTTGCCAAAGATAAACTCAAAGCCAACATTATGAATCCTGTACACAAGGATCCAGATACAGGTACAGAGTATAACAGCTTGATGTACAAACAAAAACGCAACCCTGTTGAGTTTGAGATGTTGATTAACTACTATGATACAATAGGTTTATTCAACTTAGATAAAGAAGGTAAGTTTAAACCCGATATCTCTAAACTTAAAACAGTTGCAAAAACAGCAGCAATCAACGAACTTGATAAAGTTATTGCAGCTGAAGAACAACGTGGCGTAGGACGTAATACTTCTGTAGAAACTTCACAGAAAACACAGGGTCTACTTTCTATGCTTGAGAATGCTTTTAATAAGAAATAACACAATTCGTCTAATAAATAAAAACAAAAAACAATGGCTCAATTACTTCCACTACAACGGTATGAGGCTAAAGATTACAACGGGTTAGTGACTGATAATCACTTCTACTCTTTGTATCAGCAAAAACCGCAGTTGATTAGTAATGTAATCAAAGAGATTTACAAAACTAATCTTCAAGGTAAATTACGTGAATTCGTTGATCGCTTCCCAGTAAAAGAAGTTGAACAAGAAAACGGGTTCTACAACTGGATGTTGCAAGGTCAACACGACAAAAACTTGCCTCTAGTTGATGCAGAAACAATTAACGGTTTGACTATTTCTGCTGGTACTTTCCCAGCAAACGTAGGTGCAAACGGTGAGCGTTTCTACTTAATCTTTGACGAACCACTTTTTGAAGAAACTAACGTTCTTCGTGGTGAAGTTGATGACTACCATTTATTGGTTAAAAAAGCGATGGACGCTGGTTCTCGTTACAAGTTTGAAGTTGAATTAGTAACTGACAACGCTAACAAAACTGTTCCTTCTGAGGAATTAGCTATTGGTACACGTTGGTCTAAGTTCTACTCTCTTTCTCCTTCAACACTTTCTTACCAAGGTGCTAAGCCTTATTTCACTTCTCCTTGGAGAATGGAAAACCGTCCTTCTACACTTCGCATGGAGTATGAAGTAGCAGGTAACACAATCAACAAAGGTAAAAACGAACCACTTGAGTTCGGTTTTAACTACAAAGGACAAACTGAGTCTATTTGGATTAACTACCAAGATTTGGTAGCTCACCACCAAGCAGAAGAAATGTTTGCTCGTATGTTGATGTACGGTAAGAAAAACTGGACCTCTGATCACAAGTACTTGAACAAAGACGATAAGACTAAATATGCTATCGAGTCTGGTGCAGGTTTCTTCGATCAAATCGCTCCTTCAAACGTACACTACTACAACACTTACGACCTTGATTGGCATTTAGAGTTGTTGTTGGATATGGGTGTTGGTAAACTTGAGCGTGGCAAACGTACTATCCACTTGTTAACAGGTGAATTCGGTGCGATCGAAATCTCTAAGCAAATCAATGCTAAATCTGGTAGCGGTAAATTTACAGTTATCTCTGATAAATTCCTTACATCTAACACTAACCCAGGTAACCTTGGTGGCAAAAACACTAAAGGTCTCATGGAGCCACAGTGGAACGTGTACGAGTGGTACAACGGAGTTACTATCATGGTTGAGATCGTTGATTTCTTCGATGATGACGTATACTTCCCACAACGTCACCCAGATGGAAAAGGTATCGTAGAATCACACCGTATCTTAGCTCTTGACTATGGTGACAACGCTGGTATCTACCGCGTTAAGCCGAAAGGAGTTCCAGATTACAACTGGGCATACATCCCTGGTATGCGTGATCCGTTCTCACCTGCAGGTAAAGGTTCACCAAAAATGGTAGCTTCTCGTGTAGATGGTTACGAAGTACACATCCAAAAATGGGGTGGCTTGATGATCGAAGATCCAACTAAAGTAATCGACTTACGTTTAGTTGTTGAAAGATAATAAAGACCTACTATAGAAAGGGGGACTCTCTGGGAGTTGAACGCCTCGGAGACCCCCCTTTTTTTAAAGAGAATTAAATAATAAGACAGCAAAAATGGAGACAGCAACAAAAGAAAAAACAGTATACGGCTCATTCTTACAGAATCGCATTGTATCGATTAAGCCAGTAGAATCATCGGGCAAATGGAGTAACCTATTAGTACAAGGACAAGAGCGTCTAAAAGACCCGTTCATGTACAACAAAACAAAACGAAGCTACCAAGTGCCTCTCAACAGCGAGACACGCGGAGGCGGAGTGAAGGTAGTTCTTGATGATATCACACGTGTGAAGATTCAGAAATACATGGAGTCTCATCCAAACGGGATGACTCAAAAAGAGTTCTTTGAAAAAGAATTAGGTGTAGACTTAAACCCTACACTTCCAGTAGAGAAAAACTTCTGGAGAAGTGATCGTAGAGGACGTGTTATTCTTACGAAAGAAGGAACAACATTAAATCTTAATCTACCGTTAGATATGTTAAAGTATCTAATCTTAATCTCTAACAAAATGTTAGTTTCTCCTTCTTATGAAGAGCGAGTAAACAAAGCAACGTATGAGTTTATGATTGTAGACGAAAACAAAATCACTTCTAAGAAACTTGAAGAAGCAGACCTTAAAGCTCAAGCTTACGTTAAGTACGCCGAGGTTACAAACAGTAAGGCTGCAACTATTGGGTTCATCAAATCTCTTGGACGTACAATCCCTGTTACTGCTACTGAAGAGTGGCTTAAATCAGAGGTTGCAAATATTGTGGAATCTAATCCTAAATATTTCCTTGAGATTGTGACACACCCACAATATAATGAGCGTATCTTTGTACAAGAAGCTGTTGAAGCTGGTGCAGTTATCCGCAAAGGCGAGAAGCGATACACTCTTGATAATGGTGCAGAGTTAGGTGATTTAACTGATGTTATCAACTACCTACTTAACCCAGATAACCAAGAAGTAAAACTTCGAGTTAAAGCAAAAATTGAATTATCAAAACGTAAATAACAATGACGGCAAACGAAATGGCCAACGAATTAGAACTAAAGCTTGATCGCTCAGACAGCTACGGTTCTCCTGGTTACGAAGATTTTGAATTATCTTCTGTCCTAACCGAGGCCACTAATTTCTATGTCAAAAAGTTTTACGATGAGATGAATAACCGAAAAGGCAAAGGCTTTGAGGAAATTGAAATAAGAAATCAGGGATTAGCAGCGTTGATTAAAGACGCTGCTTCACTCTCAGCTTCAGCTTCACAAGTAGGAGTTATTACTAACAAACTACTTAAAGGGAAGTTCTTTGACTTACCGACTGACCATATGTACACTATTTTTGAAGAGTGTACGATTGATAAAACAGAATGTGGTACTACCGATCCTATATACGCGTATGTAATCACAATTGCTCACAATGAGATTTCACGTTTCAATTGGAGTAAATACAAAAAACCGTTTTATAAATCTTATGGTGATGGTAGAGTATGGCGAATAGAATACAGCAGACAAACATCAGGTACAAATCCTGCACAGCCTGCAACCGCTAAACGTCATGAGCTACTAACGGATGGAACTTTTGATATTGTTGCATATCACATGCGATATTTGAAAAATCCATCAGACATTGTTGTCAATCGCACTATTTCTGCTAATCAGAGAAACTGCGAATTAGATGAATCTACTCACAGAGTTATCATTGATATCGCTACAGATTTAATGATGCAAAGAGTAAAAGAACAAAAAATACAGACGGTAGAGCCGTTTAAAGACTTAGAATAAAAATAATTATTAATTAAAATTTAAACAAAATGTTTAGAAAAGCAAACAACGTGTTTAGTGTAATACTAAACGATGTAAACGTAGCCACATCTGCACTTCCTGCAGAAGGTGCGGTTATTACAAATGCTAACTTGCCAGCAGGTGCTGTAGTACTTTGCGATATGGGTAATCGTCGTTTGAGCGCGGCTGCTTATACGGCTTTGGCAGCAACAGACAAGTACTTTGTAGTACAAGGAAGAGGTGCTAATCAGCCTTTAATGAAATCTCCTGCTATTACTAAAGGTAGCACGACTTTCACTATTGCTAAGCACAAAGCTGCTGTACAACAAGTAACTTATGTTGGTTACAATTTGACTACTGGCTCGCTTCCTGTAGCAAACAACTCTGATTTCTGGATCAAAGTTCGCAAGCGCGATAACGATGCTGCTAACCGCTCACAACCTATGAGTTTGTTTGCAGGTCCAGTAAAAACTGATTCGTCTGGTACACAAGAAGAACTTGCTTTTGCTTTGGTAAAAAATGGTTTGAAAAACTTCGCACAAGAGCCAGCTAATGGTTATTTGAAATTTGAAGCAGTAGTTGCTGGTACACAAGCAGACTGGACAGGAACAGCTACACACCTTTCTTTGACTAAAGGTTCTAGAGTAGCTTTGTTTACTGACAACGCTGGTGTTCCATCTACAGTTACTGCTCCTACAGTAGGATCTATCATTCGTATCCTTAACGTAGCATACAAAATCACTGCATCTTCTACTACAAGCATTACTTTAAACTATGCTTACCAAGGAGAAACAGAGTTAGTAGCAGGTGGTACTACTGCAGCTACTCAAGCAGGTCTTGTAGCAACTCCAGGTGATTACGGTGTACGTCTTACTGGTGTTGTTGCTCCATTTGATGTAAATGCATTCCGTGATTACTATGCTAACCGTTGGACTACATCTTTCTCTGATTCTTCAGTTTTGATTACTGTATCTGGTGCTCAAAACGGAAATGGTGTATGGCAACAAGTTGCTATGGACGAATACTTAAATTATGGTTTCGAAGGAGAAAACAACCAATTGGCTGTTCCTTCTGTACCACGTGACCAAGTTGTTAAAATCCCAGGTGTTGCTGGTAATACTGCTGCTACTAGCCGTTACTCAGCTCTTAACATCACTTGGAATGAAGACATGCGTGGTTTGGTAGCTATGGCTCCAGCTAAAGGAAACGTTCTTGTTTACCTTAACCTTGACTCTGCAGGCTTATTAGACACTACTACACTTAACAACGGTGAAACGTTTGTTTTAGCTTTAGGTCTTATTCCAGCAGACTTTAACGCGTAATTCTCCGCCCACAGTAGTCCCACCACATAGCTGTCTTGTGGTGGGCTACTATTTTTTATTCACAAGAACAAACACAATACCATGAAAGTTGAAACGTTAGCAAACCAAAGTGTTCCAAATGGAACAAATTCTGAAGTAACTTTATTTAAAGATATAAGTAAAGATATTATTTGTTTTAAAAACAAGAACGGTGTAGTTATTCCTTTAGGAGGTGGTGGTATAGTTTATGAAGGACTAACTGCTACAGGTACATCACAAGCTACAACAAAAACAACTTTAAATTACGGTATTAATGTTTTTACTACTATTACAAACATTAACTATGCAGCTCGTTTGCCTATTGCAAACACTGGACAAGTAGTAACCGTAGTAAATAATACTAGTGCAGCACTTTCTTTACACCCGTCTATGTCAGGTGGTACGATTAATAACACTGTTAACGGTATTGCGACTGTACCACCAGACGGTAAAGCTTATAGTTTTTATTGTATTAAAAATCCTCTACCTGGTGCTTGGACATGGAGTGCTCCAGCAACTACTCAGTATATATCAGATGTTATTACTATTCCAAGTTTAGTATCTGGCGGAAGTAGTGCAACTAACCCAATTTATTCTCTTTACAACAGTACTAACTATGTAAACAGAGGTACTAGTTGGGGCGCATTTGCTGAAGCAGAAAATGGTAAAAACAAGCCTTTAGTATTTAGTAATGCTTCAGGCGTATACTTTAAATTTAGTCCTTATGCAACAGGAATTGCAAAAGTTAAAGTATACACTAATTTATTAGCAAAATCTACATTTGCATTAGCAGGTTCTACAGGAAGTAGTTATTATACTCCAGGAACAGGAGATTTTGAAAATAATGTTTATGTAATGTCTGGCAATTTAAGTGTTTATCAAGATACTAATAATGTTATAGCTGGTACTCCAGTAGGTACTTATGTTTCTACTAACATAGGCGATCCAGGAACTTATTACGGAGAATTAATTTTGCCTACAGGTATTTACAGTGGCGGATTAGCGCCTACTATTGTAGGAGATCAATTCTTAGGACAAGTAATAAATCCTAACACAGGCTTACTTGCAGATCTTTGGGCATGTGGATACTTAAATTTTGAGTTAAAACCATTATCGGCTCTTGGCAATTACGGAACTATTTCTAACGTTAAGATTCAGTTTGCTATAGAATACTATTAATTAAAATGAATTCTCTTAACACTAAGAGGATTCATTTTTTTATTTAACTTTGAATAAAAGATTTATATGCCACTTATCCCTAAAATATCAGCTTCTATTTCAGGTACTTGTACTAAGATCACGCTTGTAGAAGAGACTAAGCCATATAATGTCACAAGTAATCCAGGAGGTTGGGGTAATACTAACATTAGCACAACTGATATTACTCTCGCGTATGTATCTTTTTATCCACTAACTGCACCGCCTAGTATAGTTAATGCATCAGGAACAGGTAGTATATCAGGTACTGTATTTACAGATGCAGCACATCTTTCAGGAACTTTTCAAGTCGGACAAACTTTAGTAGGTTTAGGTATTGCACCAGGAACAGTTATTACTGCCTTACTTACGGGAACAGGTGCTAACAACGGCGGTACTTACCAAGTAAACATTTCTCAAACAGTAACTAGTACATCTATTACAGGGATTAGCGTAGTAGCTAACTACTATTTGAAAAACTCAACAGTCAATGTTTATGCTACTGCTCCAGGAGCTCCTACTCCATATACTTTTGATGCACTAGTAGACCAAACTTGGTCAAATCCTGATGGTATTTATCAAGTAGTTTATACAGTAGTTAAAACAACTAGTGCTATTTTTAAAAACAAAAAATATCACGAATTATTCTTATGCAATCTATGTAATTGCAAAGACGCACTTATAACTCGTTTAGTAAAAGCGTGTGATAAACTAGAAGTAGAAAAACTTAAAACTCAAGTAGATCAGATGGAAGTATTTATTTACGGAATTCAATCTGCTTTTTCATGTGGAGATTTTACAACAGCTACTAAATTGTTAGAAGCTGCTACAAAATATTGTTCATTAGTTTCTGACTGCGGCTGCGGTTGTGGAGGAAACTGTTAATTTAAAAGATTATGTGCGGCTGCAAAGACTGTAAAGAAATTACATTATTAGGAGGTTTAGACGGAATAGGAATTGCTAGTATTGCAACCAATTCTTTTGGTACAGTTACCTACACTTACACTAATGGTGAAACTGTAACACTATCGTGCTCTTGTGCTAACTCTCTTGTAAAGTATCAAGTTGAAGCTTTAGGTGCAGGTACTTCTGGAACATCGCCAACATACACAGTACTTACTAATATGACATACACAGTGCCTGCAGGAGGTGCTGGGACTTATCAATTAGAGTTTGTAGCTGATACAGAATTTACTTTTTCTTCTGCAACATCTAACCAAGTAACTGTGCAAGTATATAAGAATGCTGCAGTAATTAATAGCAATATTCAAAAAAGAGTTAAGATAACTAATACTGCAGCTAGTGCATCTAGTTTTGTTATACCTGTTAGTGTCAAAATAGCTAATGTTACTTTAGCTGTAGGTGACATTATAGATGTTCGATCTACAAGCACTGCGCCGAATATTGCATTTTTAAATTCTGGAGTATTAACTATTGATCGTTTGTCATAATGTGTACTTTTCCAGAGACATATGAGACTCAGGAAGAAGTACAAGCTTGTTACGACAAAATTGTATGGTCTAAGCAATGCGACTTTGCTCAATCAGTTTTAGCCTACAGCAAGAAGCTTGAGTTCGGCATGGTAGATTGTGATGACTTAGAGCATTTAAAAAATAAACGTAGAGTATTAAAAATACTTAATTGTTATAATACTCAAGATATACTAAATAACACGACAGTGTACAATACATTGTCTTACGATACTATTAAAGACCTATTAAACTGTTAATCATGTCACAAAGAGAAGTCGCCATTGTTGGCTCAAATAATACAAAAGCAAAAGTAACTGGACAACAAGAAATACTTACTAAAGCAAGTATGCTTGGTTCATCTACTGTTGTTTTAAATAACGCAAGCCCTTTTACGGGAGAATTTGAATCTATTGTAGTCCTTGAAGATACTGTATTCAACAGTCTTATTGTAAACGGAGGAGAAGTTCTTCCAAGTCTTGTTACTACTCCAGCAACAGCTGTTAGAGCAGGAGCTATTATTTCTTGGGGTCAAGGACAGTTTTTTACTACAGTTAGAATAAACTCTGGTTCTGTATTATTAGTAAGAAGATAATTATGGGCTACTTATTAGCATATACCCCATATACTACTAATCTCTTTTTAAGAGGCAGGAATTCTATTAACCCATTAGTTTCTGCTTTTATAGCTAGAGTAGCAGCTGATGGCGGAACGTTTGAAGCCCAATCTTGTTTAGTTAGTCAACTAACAGCATTAAATAATATCTCATGAGTTTACTTAATGATGCATCTTTAGTAGTAACACCTAATGCTTATAAAGAAGGTAAGTTATATTCCATAATTCCTTCAAATGGAAATGGGGATTTCTCCGTAACCCGTGCGACTACAGCAACACGTGTTAATGCTGCAGGTTCAGTTGAGGCAGTACCTTACAACCTTGCTCAGTATAGTGAGATGTTTAGCCAAGGTGTTTGGGCTAAAACTAATGTAAATATTTCTGCTAATGTTGCTATAGCTCCAAACGGAACATTGACTGCTGATAAAATGATTGCAACAAGTGCTGGGAATAATCCATTCATGGCGCAAGATGGAATTTCTTCTAATGGCCCTACAACATTATCCGTTTATGCTAAAAAAGGAGAATTAAATTGGTTAAGGTTAACAAATTTTTCCGCTTCTTATTCTGCTGCTTGGTTTGATTTAAATAATGGCACAATTGGAACGGTAAGTGGAACCGCAGCACCAACAGCAACTATTACTAATGCAGGTAATGGTTGGTATCGTTGTACAATAACTTTATCATCATTTAGTATTGGGTCCGCAGCAGACTTTGTAATTGCTTGCACAAATGCTAACAATACAACAAATGGATATACTGGAAACAATGTAGACGGCATCTTTATTTGGGGAGCTCAAGCAGTAGACGGCATTCTTGCTCGTGACTACCAAATAACGGAAACAAGACTTAATGTTCCTCGACTTGACTACTCACTTGGCAGCTGCCCTAACATATTAGTTGAGCCGCAGAGGACTAATTTAGTATTCCCAAGTGCTACTTTAACAACTCAAACAAGAACAGTTACAGCAGCAGCTCATACTTTATCATTTTATGGAACGGGAACCATTGCTTTATCAGGAGTGTTTGCTGGTACATTAGTAGGTACAGGAGTAAATAATAGGGTTACTCTAACTTTTACACCAACTGCAGGTAGCTTAACTTTGACGGTGTCAGGTAGCGTCACATTGGGTCAACTTGAAGCAGGTTCATACGCAACATCTTACATACCTACAACTTCTACTACAGTTACAAGAAATTTAGACCAAATACTTAGAAACAATGTTTACACAAACGGCTTAATAACAGCAAGTGGTGGTACTTGGTTTGTGGAATTGAGAGGAAATGTTCCTGTAATTCGTGATTTATCAACAAGTGGAATTTTTCTAAATACAGGAGTTTCATCAACAATTGGTAATGGATTTGTATTAAGAAATCCAGGAAGTAGTTTGTCAAGAATAGGAATATTTACAGTAGTAGCTGGAGGTTTAAGTACTAACCTTCATACTATAGCAACTGAAAACGCTAAAGTTGCTTTTAAATGGAATGGTACTACTGCTAACATTTTTGTTAATGGAGTTAAGGTAGTAGCTGCAACCCCATTTACTCCAACTACAATGGAAAACTTAATAGCAGAAGGTTCAAACCGAGCCATCCAAATTAACTCAATGGCACTTTTTCCAACTCCACTTACTGACGGTCAGTGTTCTATGTTGACATCAGGCATCTACACACCTGCACTTGCATACGCTCAGTTAGGCCTCGTATCAGAGTCACCTGCCTGCTTAGATTCATCTGTAAACGCTTTATTATAATATGGCAACACCAACATTCATACTACCATCAGCACCTACCTACACTGAGGGGTTTGTAAACGGACTGAACGTCTATCCTAACCCTACGAACTTTGTAGCTAACCAAGTGCCCTTTACAAGAGCCACTACAGCCACAAGAACAAATGCAGCAGGACTGATTGAGCTTACGCCTTATAATTTGCTAAGCCGTAGTGAGCAGTTTGAGAATGTGGTTTGGGGTAAAAATACATTAACATACAATTCGTTAGTTACCGCTCCTAATGGTACATTAACTGCTTTAAACTATTCAACAGGAGGTAATTTTTCTTATGGCTTGCAAGTAGGTACAATTATACCAAACGCTTATTATACAACAAGTGTATACCTTAAATATACAAGCGGTGTTGGTAGCATACTTGTAAGATTTTCTGATGGTTCAAGTATAAATTTTATAAGCGTAACGGCTAACTTAATAAATGGAACAATTGGCGCTATAAGTTATCAAGGTAATGGTGCAAATGGTAGCGCAAGTATTCAATCCGTAGGAAATGGATGGTACAGAGTTATTTTATCGGGTACCCTTAATGTTGCAAGTGCTGGATTAATTTTTACTAATGGTACATTAGGTGCGACTACTTTTAGTGTTTGGGGAGCCCAACTTGTAGAAGGAACAGACGCTCTACCATACCAACTAACAGAGACACGCCTCAACAGGCCAAGAGTAGACTTCTCACTAGGCGGTTGCCCTAATCTGTTGTTAGAGCCGCAGAGGACTAACCTTGTTTTGAGGAGTGAGGAGTTTGATAATGCGAGTTGGATAGTAAATGCCGCAACTATTTCAGCTAACTCAACTACTTCACCAAGTGGATTGAATAACGCAGATACACTAACGGCAGATGGTACTTCGTCAAATCATAGAATCTCTCAAAACATAAGTATTTCAGCAACTACTTATAGTTATAGTATTTACGCTAAAAAAAATACGAATGATTTTATCCAAATAAATACAGGCAATGCGTTTGGAGGTATGTGGGCAAACTTTGATATAAACAATGGTGTGGTTGGAACGTTAGGAACTACAACAGGAACTACTCCAACTTCAAGTATTACAAGCGTTGGAAATGGTTGGTATCGCTGCAATATAACTTTTACATCAACTGCATCTGGCAATTCAGGAACTATTGTTTGTTCAATTGTTACATCTGCAAGTGCTGCAAGAGCAGAAACAAACACCCTTACAACTTCCGTCTTTCTATGGGGAGCCCAAATTGAATCTGGAGCCTATCCAACTACCTACATACCAACTAGCTCGGCATCTGTTACACGCAAC